GCTCATAGCTTTTCTCCTCGATATATTTCTCGATCTTCTCGACCGATTTCTTGATTGCCTGTAATAGTTCGATGATGCTCTGCGGATCGCCATCTGTTTCATGTGAAATTCCCTCCTCACTCTTCTCTTCGATCACATAAAGATCTTTCGGTATACTCAGCGCCAGCGCGATCAGACTCATGCACTGGGCAGTTGCTTTGTTCGACCTGCAGACTCCTGACAGATAATCCCTCGATCCGCCGAGTTTTTCTGATGCTTCATGAAGTGAAAGCCCTGTGGTCAGGATCAGGTTCTTCAGCTTGTTGCCGTCGATCGGGTAAGTTCTGGCCCTGCTCATCTTTTTCCTCCTTCCTCAAAATAGATCGTCAGATCTTTGATTTTGTGCTTCGTTGTGATAACAATCTCGTCCTCATGGCTGATCCGATCGATCTCAGCCCGGAGTTCCCTGATCAGCTGGTTCTGGTCATCGATTTCTTCTTCCAGAGCTTTGATCTCCTCGTTTGCTTCCTTCAGCTCTTTGATGGCTGCGTCAAGCTTGTCCTTTTGCTTTAGTTCTTGAATTGTGATTTCTTCCATCATCTTCTCCTCCTTGTGTGATTTTTACTCACGCTCATTATCAAAAAAAATAAGCAGAAACCGATCATTCGTCAACTTTAGTTCGGATTTCATCTTCATCAGCTCATCCTCCGTGAAGTATGTTTTTCCGTTTAGTTTGTTGTTGAATGTGGCTCTTGCTATGCCGAGTGCATCGGCGAGCTTCTCCTGGGTTAAACCTTGCTCAACGATGGCTGCTTTGAGTTTTTGGCTGTCGGTCATTGTTTTCCTCCTTTCTGTGATTTTTACTCACTATACCCCTGATGTGATTTAAAGTCAACTATTTTTTTCAACTTTTCTCCTTTTGTTGATTTTAAGTAATTTTTATGATACATTTTATAGTACACAAAAGGAGGTAAAATCATGACCGGTGACATTATCAGAACATTGAGATTAAGAAGAGGTATGAATCAAGCAGAGTTATCTGAAGCGATGGGATATACAGACCGCTCTTCTATCTCACGAATTGAAAAAGGAGATATGAAATTGACACAGGATAAAATCATGGAGTTCTCGAAGTTCTTCAAGGTCTCTCCTCTTGTGATCTTGGGAATGGAAGAATACGAACCACCGAAGAATCAAGTCCCGGTCTACGGAAGAGTTGCAGCAGGAATACCGATCGAGGCGATCGAGAACATCATCGACTACGAAGACATCCCTGACACATGGGTAGGAAAATATGCTGCATTGCGAATTAAAGGAGATAGTATGTCTCCGAGGATCCTGGACGGCGACACCATTATTGTCAAATTGCAGAACGATGCCGATTCAGGCGACATTGTTGTTGCCCTGGTCAATGGTCAGGACGCAACCGTGAAGAAATTGATCAAACACGACAACGGAATCACATTGCAGGCCTTCAACCCTGCATATGAACCGATGTACTTCTCTAAAGAGAGCATGGAAGAGATTCCTGTTGTTATTTGGGGGAAAGTCGTAGAAAACAGATCGAAATTTTAAGGAGGAGATTATGAAAAAAATATTAGGGATTGTAACAGCATTAACACTTGCCATTGTCATGGTTGCCTGCGGATCCAGTAAGCCAAAGACCATGTCTCAGGACACTTATGAAAACGGCTGCAGGGCATTGGAAGTTATGGAAAAGTATAATGACATGGAAATAAGTGCAGACGAGGCAGAAGAAAGGCTCGAAAGCATAGATAGCAGTCTGGAAAAAGAAACTTTTACGACCGATGAGCTTCTCGCAGAAACAGACAACCTTTTAATCTCGCTTGAAATACATTCATTTATTTATGCTCTACATGGTACGACCGGAAGCACTTATGATTCTGAAGATGAGCTTCGTGAAAAACTCGGAAAGTGAGGCAACCATGAAGTACAAAAAGCAAGTTTATCTCGGTTATGACTCATCTGGCAAGCAGATCCGGAAGTGGTTCTACGGTGAAACCAAAGCCGAATTAAAATTAAATATCGAACGGTACAAGGAAGAAGCCAGAAAACTCAAGAACCCTTCCGATGTCACATTCAAGGAATACTCTGCACAATGGAAACGTGTTTATAAATCCAACCGGGCAAAGCAGACGGTCGATATGTACGAGAACGCACTGAAGAAGTGTGATGACATCAATGCGTTACCGGTGAAGAAGATCACCAAAACGATGTGTCAGGGCCTGATCAATGAGCACTGGATTCATCCGTCAGCTGCGGAAGATCTCGCGGACACTCTGAAGCAGATCTTTAAGACGGCCATCGCAGACGGAATTATCCTGGCAAATCCTGCGGACGGCCTCAGCCTTCCAAAAAAGCCACAGAGCAAGTTTTATTTATTAACCGAAGAAGATCTCGACAAAATAGAGAAAGCACCATTGCGCCCTGCTGACCGTCTTCTGGTGACGATCCTACAGGTATTCGGGCTCCGTCCTGCGGAAGCTTTAGCTCTCCAGCCGACTGACTTCGATCTCAAAAACAAAGTGCTGCATATCACAAAAGCCCTGGAACTGGCGAACGATAACCGGAGCCAGATCAAGTCCACCAAGACCGAATCATCCAGAGACATTCCAATCCCGGAGGAGCTCATCGCTCCGCTCCGTGATCATTTTCAGGCGAATCCGGGCTTTTTACTCTTTCCGAAGGCAGACGGAAGACCATACACGAAAAGCGCATACAGACGGCTCTGTGAGCGCATTCACAAGGCGGTTAATGAAGTAGCGATCAATGAGAAGTTGGAAGAACTGAAGAAGGCGAACAAGCTCACGAAGATTTCTGAAGCCCAGATTCGGGCGACTGACTTCATTCCGGAGTTCACGCCGTATTGTTTCCGGCACCGCAGGGCGACGGATCTGTACTACCTCACCCAGACCGGAGAGATCTCCACGAAGAAGGCAGCTTATCTCATGGGCCACTCCGAGATCGTCTTCCTGAAGACGTACTCACACATTGACGAAAGCAAGGAAAATCTGGACAGAATCTATGACGGTCTGAAGGTCGAAAATCTGTGAGAAATTTGTGAGAAATGTGAGAAATTTGTGAGAAATAATGGTTAAAATCGGGCATCATCGGTAAGCATCGGGAAGACACCAAAAAATAGCGGAAAGCCTAATATTTCAAGGTTTTCCGCTATTTTTAAGTCGTGAGCGTGCGGGGATTCGAACCCCGGACAACTTGATTAAAAGTCAAGTGCTCTTTCCTTGTGTATCAAGGCTTCACGCGTTTTTTTGTGAGAAAAGTGTGAGAAATAAAAAAGACAGCCCACTGGTGGAAGTGAGCTGTCTTTTTCAAAGGAGAAGTATGATCTATGAAAGCCGGCCCCGGCAGAAAAGAAACAGACAAAGAACAAGGTATTTTGTAGTTATGACCAGTAAAGATCCGGAGCCGGTTTTCAGCAAATTAGTGAATCTTGACCTTCATCCTGATGCCATCGATCGGATCTCCGATCACTCCGGCGAAGCCTTTGTCTTCGTCATGGATGTTATGGTCAAAGGAAGATACATACTCATACCACTTGCCGGATTTCCGTCCGTGTGCCTGGTAGAGCACTTCAATCTTCTTGTCATCTGTCCAGACTGTGAACGCATCGATCGGCCTTGCGTCTCCTGCGAAGCCGTTCTCGGAGTCGTTCCAGTTGTAGCCGGAAACCGGAGGTAACCACAACGGATTGCCGTACCACTCATCAGAATCACCTTCCCAGAGGTGCACCTGATAGTGGATCTTTGCTCCGTTGGAGAGCTTCATGGCAAGACCGATGATGTCGGAACCAAAAATGCCAGCGTAGTCGCTATCGTTGACGACTGCTGGCAAGTATGACTTGTTCATGTCTTCCTGAACGCAGTATTCAATTGAAGTCGGCATCGGTTTTGCGTCTCCGTCGATGTCCAATCTAAGGATGTAATCCCAGAAGCCTCTCGGAATCGGCTTGACGCTGATCTCATTTCCGGTTCCCCAGTCGCCTCGCCTTCCGTCATAATTGTCATGCGCTCCGACTGCGTAATAAGATCCGGTTGCCAGCTCTGTGTGCTGTCCGTCTTTGATCAGGATGTCGCCTCTTTTAACTCCGTAATAATTGAACGGAAGCTTCTTGAATCCTGCCGGATAGAGGACAGCTCCCCAGCTCCACGGAGTGCCGTATTCCTCATTCGGCTCGAATACTCCTTTGATCAGGCCAACGTGCTGAAGAGCTGCGGAAATCAGTCCTCCGCAGTCATAGTCTCCATGCTGGCCGAGGTTGTCATCGACCACGTTGCTGTAGCCGTGACTATTATCAGCTGCGATTGCTTCCGCAAAGCGGACAGCATTCTCTAACTGTTGTGCTTTAGTCATTTATTTTCCTCCTTTTCAAGATCTGCAATTCTGTGGTTAATCACTTTGATTTGCTCCTCAACCACCGGCATCCGTTGGGCAAAATTATTGTGTTCCCGAACTTCACGAGTGAGTTCCTTGAGCTGTTCTTCCGTTCTCGCACGATCAGCTGCTGCTTCCGATTGTGCTTTTGCCTGTGCAGCTGCAGCTTCGTGTGCATTTTTCCGAAGTCCTGACCATACAGTTATCATAGTCAGGATGATTCCGATGATTGAGATAATGATTGATGCTGTACTGGAATCCATTAGTTGTTTTCCTCATTTCGTTTTCCAAGTTCTGCCATAATAGGCGATAAAATAGCCATTGTGATTCCGACCACAATGGCTTTGGTATTTGCATCAAGTGTTAAGTTTGCGAATAAAACGTCAACATTGGCAAGAAGGAAACCGATGATGCTCTGAACTACTGTCCTGCACAACCTCCACTGCCATTCATTACTTGAGAAAAATTTTTTCATTAGTTCTCCTTTTTTATATTCCGTAGCATTCCCCATAAATATAGTCACCTACTTTGTAATCATTTGTTCCCCAAGCACCGTTGTCACTACCACTTTGTGCATACTTTCTACCGAATTGCCATCGAGTGCCAGCAGAATTAGAATATGCCCTTAAAGAGTAGCCATGCATACTGTTTTTTAACGCTCCACTACTGTTAAAAATCAAAATCTGACCCTGCGGTGAATTGGTTGGTTTGATGGTTTTTCCAACAAGTGAAGTAAAGATACTTGCATCAATTCCTGTTGAGTAGTCACTGTTTGAAGTTCCAGCTACGTCTATTTTTGCCGCAAATGTGATGTGATATATCCCATTAGCCATTAACTCGATAGATGCAAAACCATAGCCTGTTGGATTACCACTATTGCTATTTATAAGTTGCCCACTGTAATTCCATGTTTTTCTTGTCGTCACTAAATTGCGAAGAGCATCCACAGAATTAAAGAGGTTTTTTACTAAATTCTTAATCATGCCATCACCACCCTTCTGTTAAGGAGTGATGACAGATAGGTCAGGAGTCTAGTTACCCCCCCCACAACAAATATCGTTAAGAATACGTTCTTTGCCGACATCGTTGACTGCGAAATCGGAATCCACAGGTTAGTGTTTCCACCTGACTCCGAGCATGGATAAATCATCGTGGAGTCTAACTGACAGATTCCGCTGATCGAGTCGATATTGAACCCAAACGGATTGTTGTCTGCAAAGGGAAAGTAAATAGTTGAACTGCCTGACACTGTGTTAGCCTTAAAGTATGCCCACCCAACTGTGAACTTATCGAACAATCGAATGTAGTTAAATGACACAACTTGATTGTTCAATCTTGGTACAGGAATTGTAAAAGTTCCTGTATTGAGTTTTGCATCAGTATGTGCAATTGCATTGCTCTCTGCGGTGTCTGCATATCCTTTTGATTTCGATAGCAGATTCCTGAATAAATTCTTTATCATTGTTCCCCTTTCCGCATCCTCGCAGAAAGAGGATGCTATGCTATGCGGTTCGTAGCCACATATTTACTGCACGGTATGGGGGCAAGTTGTTGTGTGATTTACCTTGCTGTTCGGCTGTGTCGCCAAAAGCAGAATACTGTGAGCCACCTCTTGAAGCATTGGCATAAGTTGAAATACCACCATTGATCGAACCGCTTCCTGTAAATATGTTGACAGGATGGCTATGAGGTGGCAACTCTGCTACTGTCAATGTGTGTGCAGCTTCACCGCCACTTGCTCCCAATGTGTAGGTACTTCCAGCACCTACAAGGAATTTATCTTTTAGTAGCTCCCAAGACCCCCCCAATTTTTCGTGAGGGTCAAAGTCACCATCTGTTGTGATGAAAATAGAGCCAACAGGATGGCTTGCTAATAATACATTTTTAAATAAATTCGTTAAATTCATGATACTGCTCCTATCAAATTCCAATGACTACTATTCCAACTTTCTGCAGTTGAAATGTCCTGTTTCGCTTCATACACGTTGCCACCATAAGTGACGAACTGTCCTTCAAAGTATGTGGATGAAGAACTGTAAGCACTTGCCATCAGATTAGCCAACTCCAAATACTCCTCTGCCGACAGTATGCCATCCGCAAGACTCGTCTCCTGCCATTTGGAACTCTGCCATGATCCTGTCGCAGGCTCTATGCACTTGTACACCCAACCACTATTAGAAACTAAATCACCTACGATGTAGCTTTTAGACGAATCATACTCCGCAACCATTTCTGTGATTGCTGTGCTGATTGCGTTTTTGTTCTTCGTGATATTTGTAGCGTTTCGGACAATCTCGTCCTGAATGTCATTCAGGTTATTGGCATGGATGACTGTCTCGCCTTCGACATAACTAACTTTGATTAATGCCATGTCTTACACCTCCAATGCGTCAACAAATTCTTGTGCCGCATCGATCACTTTGTTTGCGTCCGCTTTCATCGTCTTGTCAGTGATGACTCTGTCGATGCGTTTGTTATCCGCAACTACCTGCCCTGTGGTCTCATCGATTTCGGAATAAGTAATGCTCATCCGCAGACCGACTGCGTCCTGAAATACTGTCGCACTTGTCACTGTTTTAATCATGCTGTTTTTCTCCCTTCGTAAAGTTCGTAAATATATTCTGCCGCTTTTTCGCCTATGTCACTGCTTGGCACTTCGTACTCAAACAGATTGTCCATACGCTTCTGCGTAACATCCACTTGCCTTGCCTTGATTTCCCAACCAAACGCAAGGTCAGGAGTTCCCTTGACAACGAAATAGCCTGCTTTGCGTTCCTGAATCCAACAATCGCCATCGCCATACTTCTGCAAAAATACTTGGTAATGGTCACTGTTGATGGTTGATGCGAAGATCGGTTCGATCCATACATAGCAAAGACCGTCCTCACCGATAACACCTTCGCCAACATCAGCAAACAATGGAACAGGTGTCTCATATGCGTAAAGCAACTGTCTGCCATAAGCGTCCGTCTGAATCTCTCTGCTCTTTGTGCCGCCAACTCTGAAGTCACCAACAACATAAGTCCCACTTGATGTGATTTGGATTCCGATTCCATTGGTTTTGCGTTGGAGCAGAATAAGACCACTTCCTGACGGATTACTTGTGTCATATCTCACTAACTCCATAAATGGCTGATCTGCACTGCTTCCTTTACAGGTAAGAGTTAAACCATCTGCACCTTCATCACTTTCGATTGCTGAATAGTTCGCAACATTAGAAGATGCGGCATATCCTGCAGGAATCAATCGAAGACCTTTATCGGAAACTTTTGTGTTGTAGATATGGACATAACACTGATAGTAGTTTCCGACATATCGTCTTTCTATATTGATGCGTGTATTTCCTGCATCTTGACCGCTTGGGTAGTAGCTGATGTACGGTCCTTGCAACTGTGTACACTGAAGGATGTTGTTATCAAGGTCAAAATATACAGAGCCATTAGCAGAAGTAATCTTTCCGGCTGTGATGAAGTCCGCCACAATCTCGCCATCTGCGGTGATCGCTGTGCCGTATGGCCCGGCGTAACCTGTGGAAGAATAGCCGAGGCCGTTCTTGTTCCATCTCCAGACCTTTGTGGCCGTGTTGATGGAAGGCGTGTTCATAATCAGGATCTCATCCGGGTAGCCGTCATTATCGCTGTCATGAAGTACGACATATCCGCCTAAGTTTCCGGTGATCTTCTCCGTTATGGTTTCAATCGTTTTTTCGAGATGTGTCTGTACTGTGTTGACCGCAGTAGTTGCAACGTTTTTCGCAACATTCGAGATTGTGGAAGCCATCGAGCTTTTTGCATCGCCGATTACGATGGACTCATAGCGGTCTTTTAAGACGTTCCACTTCGTCTCGATGCACTTCGCCGTTGCGGACACGCCTAAACTCTCAAAAACGACCGTGACAGTGTCACAGAGTTCCACACGGTCAAAGTCCTGCATCTGAACCCAGTCAAGCGTCAGATTGACTTCTGGCGTTCTGAGGTTGTTGTTTGAGATGTAGTTCGTCGCATAAGTGTTCAGTTGGGCGACTGTCGGCGTCTCGTCGAAGGCTCCGGAAGCATCCACAAACAGGATCCGTCCAGGAACGAGTGCAGCGCCTGTCAGGATCAGATCCGACTGCGTGACCACATCACCCGCGTCTTTGTAATAGACCCTGACTGCGGAGTACAGATTCGCGCATTTTTCTTCCTGCGTCAGTGAGATCAGGTTTTTGCCGTAGCGGATCGTCACGCCCCGGTTTGCGCCCCTGCTGGTAGTGATCCGGCAAGTGTAGCCGTCAAAATGCCACTCTCCGCCGTAGAGGTCTAAGATCGAGCCCTTCTTGCCTCCGAACCAGCTCCGGACGGAAGAAGGCACATCTACGAAAAACTCTGCAGATCCGCCGATGGATCCAGTTACAGTGAACGTGCCTGCTGCGTTGTCGAGCGCGGCAAGAGCTGCGCTTGCGTTTCCTGCGGTCGTGCCTGCTGCGATCTCGTAGCCGTTCAGGTCGTAGGAAATATGCTGCGCATAGATCGTGCAGATGCCATTCAGTGGCTTTGTAATCTTATACACGCGGAACGGCTGGGGATCATCGTAGTAATTCGCCTTTGCCACGATGATGGAGCGCTGTGCGATCTCGGAGAAATGAAGGCCTGAGATCGGGTATTGCATCTCCAGTTCGTAGGATCCGTTCCGCTTTTCAGTAACGATTGCCTGCGTACAGTCAGAAAGAGCTCCGAGTCCCTGAGACACGAAGCTCGTTGCCGATGCGTTAAATAATTTCGGATAATTAATCATAAGCGCCACCACCTCGGAACAATTTCCACTTTCGTGACACCGCCAGTCCAGCCGACAGCGTTCTCGTCCGGTTTCAGTTCCGGGAATCCGTTTGTCAGCGTGATTAGGTTGTTTTTGTTTTCAGCGAGCAACCTAAAGCAGTTCTGGCTCTCGCAGTCTATGTACAAATAATCCGTCATGCCTGTGATATTGATAACGTAGCCGTTCAGGACGACTGTGCCACTTCCTGAGCCTATGACCTTGAGGAACGGCTTCGCGTTTCTGTCAGTCGGGTTATTCAGTGTCGGGAAAAGTTTGACTTCCACGTCTCCCGAATCAGCCCACACGTTGTTCTGACCGAGTAGAGTGTTCACTTGGGTAGGTGTAAGCTGTACTGTGATTGGGGTTGCGAGTTTAGCGACATAAGTAACAGGAGTTCCACCACTTGCTTGTGTTGAAAAATATGACTTCATAGCCGTTACATCAGCAAATTGGTCTGCTCTCCAATATAGACCGCGATTATAAACAGCAATTGCATTATCAATTGCGTTATTTCCAACTGGTGAAGTTGCTGGAACAAAGTGACTACAATAGTTGTTATTATTATTGTTATTGTCTGCAAGATTAGTTAATGCTTGACAAGAAAATCTTGTATGCCCAACGTAAGCGGATGAAGTAATGGTTTCATTTCCAGTAAAAGCATATCTCTCATGCGTAATAGCCAACTCCCCACTCGTCACATTCAGCGAACCGCCGTAGACAGTCCGACCTAAATCTACTGTGGTGGTGTTGCCGAATGGCTCATAAGAAGTTCGTTCCGTTCCTTTTTCGAGCATGATTTCCAATGTGTCAAACATTGTAGACCATGTTTGTGCTTGATTGTTATAGTTAGCCGATACTCTTATATATCCATCTTCTGTTATTGATACAGTTGCTTGACTAACATTAGATGGAGAAATTCTTCTGATAAATGTTCCGTCTGCTTTGTATATACCAATTCCAAAATTGAAGATGCTTTGATTGGCTGAAACACACCAAGACTCACCATTTTTGACCGAAATCATTTGAGAGCAGAAATTGCTGTTGCTTGGCTGAAGTGTTCCGTCTGTACTACTAATATAAGCGTTTGTCCACTTTGATTTATCAGCAAAGTTTTTGCCCGTTACATTCACATCCACGCTGTCCCATCCGCTGATTGGGCAGATGTTGGAGTAAGGTTCGTAGGTTGCGTCGGCTTCGGTTGCGAGACGGAGCATTGGATAAAATGTCTGATTTGCAGTATATCCGTTCGCATAACGAATACGCACCGAATATGTATGCGTGGAATCTAATGTCCCTGTTTTACCACTTCCTGTGTCATCCATTCCAACCGATGTACTTGTGTTATTGTCATATATCCATAATTGATAAGATGATGCACCACCACCGCTTGGACAACCAGAAAGTGTATAAGAACCAGTTTCCGCAACCGTGAAGATAAAAGCATAGTTAACCGTACTACTTGCCGTGCCACTTGCCTTGACGCTCCCATCACTTGCAACTGTAAATGTGACACCGTTTAATGAACCACTTGTGAAAAATGGCAGTTTGTTCTTCCCACCGCCACCGCTCCAAGGATGAGAGTAGCCGTTTAGGTTCTGCACTGGGTTGATGTCGACCTTGAGGCCTGCCATCGGTGCGCCTGAACCTTCGAATGAGACGATGCTTCCGCTGTATGTCTCAGACTCTTCAGATAAATCAATCCAGTCAAATGCGTCCGCTGTGAAGCGCTCAGGACGGCAGTCAAAGTCGATCGTTGCCCTGCCGAAGCGGTTCCAGCTGTTCTCAGCTGCCACACCGGAAGCGAACGCTGCGAGCCGGATCACGTCCGGCTCATAGCTGTCGATTAATCGATGGTAGCCGTGAAGCGTCAGGTTTTTGAAATCATCGACCGTCAGCTCGTCATCCTGCTGGCATAACCAGCTGATGATGTTCTCCCACGCTGCCTGAGCTGCAGCTGGAGCACGGTCGCCTGCAAACACTTCATAAGGCTGTGTGTAATTGTTCCAGGCATCCTGGAAGAAATATATATCGCCATTCCTTCCTGGGACGGAGACTTTCTCGTGCTTCCGGTCAGCTTTGATGATCGCCGGGTAGCGTTCGACTTTCAGCCCCACATCCTCCGAGGAATTTCCGTTGTAAGTAATAACACTATCAAGCATAGACCGCCTCGCTCCTCTCTATGGTCATCTGGATTCGTTCGGACACCAGATCTGCAAGCTCCTGCACATCCTGACCTTCCGCGCCATACACGTTGATCACGTAGCTGTTGCTTCGGTTGTCTGTTACGACAGACGCGCCGCGCGGATTCATGTATGTGCCGATGTCCATCGTCATGCCGCCTAAAAGGTTCTGAACTTCCGAATAACCAGATTTCAATCCGGAAACTAACGACTGCATGATGATTTGACCGTTTTCAGTCAAAAGTTTTTTATCAAGATCCTGTGGGCCTTTCCATCTCGGAATGTTAGCGGTGAGCGTGCTCAATGCTCCATATACAACCGTATTTGCACCGTAGTTGATACCTCCGGCAAGTGAACTCATGATTGACTGACCGGTTCCCCATAAGTTGACACTTCCGGCTCTGCTGTTGATGCTGTTGACGGCGTTTTGAATCGCGTTGTCTGTCTGCCACTTTGAGCCTTTCATTCCGTTTGCCATGCCTTCCATGTTTTTTGATCCGGCAGCCTTCATGTTGTTGTAATTTTTATTGGCTTCTTGTTGGAGTTTCGTGTTCACAGCCTGCATCTGCTGTTGCGTCATCGGCTGACCTTGTGCGATTCCGTTCGCGTACATCTGAACTAATCCGTTTCCAGCATCCCTGAACTCGATTTGCTTTCCGGTCGTCTCCGTCAGCATCTGTCCGAGGTTCGTCATCCACGCGTTTGCAGCTGTCGTTGCATTTGTTGATACTGCTCTTGATGCTTCGCTGGATGCCAATCCTTGGGCTTTTGCTGTTTCCCATGACTTATACTCAATCGTTGAGTAATCTCCGGAAAGAGCCTTTGTCATGTTCGCCGTGTAAGATTCTATGTCATAAGCGTACTGGTCGACCGTGTCCGCTGCTTTACTGTAGGCTTTGTTCGCTGTGTTGAGCGTACCCTTTAAGGTTTTGTATCGAGCGTTCAGTGTGTCTAATTCGCTGACGTGTTCCGTGTTTCCTTTCTTGGTTTCCTCAATAATCTCGTTGCGTCTCGCTTCAACCTCAGCGAGTTCATTTTGTGCAGAGATTTGGTCAAGCGTTGCCTGATATAATTGCTGTTCGGCTTCTTCCCTTCCAATGATCGCCTGCTTGTATGCTTCTTCTTGTGCCTGAAGAACGATTTCCGCTTGTTTCTTTTTTATGGTCTCATCAATCGCACCCTGCAATTCGGAGTATTGGTCAATGACGTTTCCGGTCATCGTGTATTCCGTGCCGAGTGCGCCGTTCAGCTCATTCAGGATGAACTGCGCTCTCGCCTTGTCGGAATCAGCGACTCGACCGTTCTCATCCGTCAAAGTTCTGAGCTCATCTGCAAGCGTCTGGACGTGTGCCATCTCCGCGAGCCCTGCGTTCATGGATTCTTCTCTTGATGCTTTCTGCTCCGCGTATGCTGTCGCGGTTTCTTCGATTGCTGCGTTGTGCTCTTCGATGGATGTCGTCAGCCTCATCGTTGCCTGATAGCCCTTGTCAGCTTCCATCGTCGCATCTGCCAGACTTTTCTGCCATGACATGAGCGCGGCTCCTGCTGCCACGATGACCGTGATCAGGAGCATATATGGATTCGCGTTTGCTGCGACATTGAAACCTTCCTGCGCAACCATCGCCGCTTTAAGTGAGGAGGCAAGCGTCATAATGCCCTGAGCAAAGCTGGCAATCTTCTGCGTTGCCATAGCGGTCACAATACCGGTCAGGATGCCCTTGATCAGAGAGCCGTTGTCAACAATCCACTCAAACGCATCGATCAGAGCCTCGAACGCCTTGCCGATCTGCTTGCCGACCTTGTTCCAGTCAATGCTTGCAATGATCTGCTGGACGCGTTTCATGCCTCTCTCGATTGCAGGAGCAACGCCTGCCGCGATCTGATTTTTCACGGACTCCATCTGACGCTTGAAGCGGTCAAACTCATCCTGGACACGTCCGAGGGCCTTCAGCGCGTTTCCGTCAAGGACATAGCCCATGTCGTGCGCTTCTTCTGCAAAGCCCTTCAGTGCATCAGATCCGGCTTCGATCATCGGGTTCAGATCCGTTGCGCTCTTGCCGAAGATGTTCATCGCAAGCGCATCGCGTTCCGTCTCGTTCTCAATCCCGCCGAGTGCATCAATCGTGTCAAAGAACACGTCCTCGTTGTCCCGGAGGTTGCCGTGTACGTCTGTAACAGACACGCCCAAAGTTTTGAACGCATTTGCAGCTGATCCGGTTCCGTTCCGGGCGGAGTCCATATTCTTTGTTAATTTCTTCATGGATCCTGCGACAGTCGAGACATCGACATCCACGAGGTCGGACATATACTTCAGCTCCTGAAGCGTGTCCGTCGTGAGTGATGTAGTCGATGCCATTGTCAGGATCTCATCTGCAAACGCCGGGCCTGCTGTCATCAGATCCCTGAAACCGTCAACAGCCTTGCGGATGCCGTCTGCTGCGAGATTAGCCAGCGCACCTTTTAAGACGGTGAAACCTTCGGAGATATGAGCGGAAGCCTGACCAGCCTTTTCCTGTGCGTCTGTCAGGTCTTTCGTTTCTTCTGTTGTCTCCTTGCTCTGGGCCTCCATCTTGTTGAGTTCCGCAGTGGCCTTGTTGATCTCTGTTTTTGTTTTAGAGAGCGCAGTTTCCTGTTTCGTGACTTCCAGCGTCAGTTTGCGAGCCTGATCAGAGTCCTCGCCGTAGGCTTTTTTCGCTGCCTCAAGCTGCTGTTTTGTTTCTTGCAGGGCTTTTTCCTGCGCTCTGTATTTCTCTGTTAATTTGTCTATTTTTGCTCTGGCGTTGTCCATCTGAGCCGCCAGGATCCGCTGCTTATCGGCAAGGTTGTCCTCTCCGGCAGCGGCCGCCTTCATCTCAGCCGCCAGCTCTTTGCTTTTTTGTGTGATCTGCTTCAGGTCGGCTTGGAACTGCGCCGCACCGTCCATCTGCATTTTAATGCCGACAGATGTTGCCATGTCATCACCTCAACTGCATGATCTGATCGTAAGTTAATCTTTTTTTCTTCCACTTCGCCGCGCCCTGATAGACAGAGAGATAATTGAGCATATCAATCATCTCCCTGAATCTCAGTGCATGGATCTCACGGATCGACAGATGGAACTCATGCGTTCCAACCATCAAAAGCCATGTGTAAGTTACTTTTTGCTTTTCTTTGGCGCGGCCTTTGTTTTTTTTGCCGGTTCGATCTCCGTCTCTGGCTGTCTGTCTCCTGCGTATGAAAGCATCGCATCGTCAAACATTTCATTGATGTCAGACATCTCCATCGCGAGGAGTTCGTCTTCTGTCAGAGCCCCTTCAAATGTTCCAGTGTCTCTGTAAATCGCCCATTTGTTGAGCGTACAGATGAACCAGACCATGTTATCGAGGCGTTTGATTAAGTCCTCCTCGTTGAACAGATCCATCAGCTTATCAATGTCATGATCCGGACACCGCTCACAGACCTCCCTGATCGCGCCTATCGTAAAAGCGAAGTTTCTTTTCATTTTGGTCATTCTCCTCTAAAACTTATGCAATTCCGAGCTTAGTCTTCAGTGCTGCCTCAGCTGCTGCCTCAGTTTCATAGTCGTTGCCTTCAAACTTCCAGTTATGGTTTGCATCATCTGCGCGCATAATGGTCGCCTCAAGGGACTGTGTCTGCCAGTCGATTTCTTCTTCCTGCGTTGCTGCGGAGTCTTCCGGCTGTGCGAAAATGCACTTTGCAAGGACAGTCGGCTTGTAAGTCGTTACTCCGTCAGACATCTGTCTTGCGATGTAGCCGATTCCGACATACGGAATCTCCATGTCATCGCCGAATGCAGTCCATCCAGCCGTGTCTGCTGCTGGAAGACCGAAGATCAGTTTCTTTGTAGCGTTGAGAAGTCCGTCAACTGTCAGTGTGACTGTTCCGCCTGTGAAACGTCCGTTTTCACTCTCAGCTACAATGTTGTCTGCATAAAAATTGTTATCGTCAGAGCTCTCCGGGGAGATCGTTACGTCAACACCACGCGACAGAAGCT